CTGGAGCAGCACACTTTATAATGTGTGGGCACATGAACTGTACCTACATGAAATGTATAAGCAAGATAAATATGTTCCAATGTTTAAGTTTGGAGGTCATACTGAGTGTTTCAAAATTGATTCCCTCATTCTTCAGGACTTTCCAAAAAATAAATCTTGACATAGAAACTGAATTTTGTTATAATATATAAATAGAAATTAAGAGAGAACACATGAAGCAAATAATTCCGCCAACGCACTGTCCATCTTGTATGACAGAACTTGGGTGGGTAAAAGACCAGCTATATTGTAATAACTCTAATTGCCCAGGCAAGACGAGTAAAAAGATTGAGCATTTTGCTTCTACTCTCAAAATCAAAGGTCTCGGACCTCGCACAGTAGAAAAACTACAAATCGTAGATTTGTATGATTTATATGAGCTTCCATTAGAAATAATGATTGAAGCACTGCAATCCGAAAAGTTAGCAGTTAAACTGCATAGAGAAATTGAAAATAGTAAGTTAGCAGACTTAGTTGAATTACTACCAGCTTTCTCTATAAAGTTAATTGGCAATACCGCCTCTCGCAAAATATGTTCAGTAGTCAAAAACATTGACGAAATTAATGAAGATACTTGTGCAGAAGCAGGACTTGGCCCAACTGCTACAGAGAATTTACTAGATTGGTTATTCGAAGAATTTACCAATGGATATGACAGACTACCCTTCAAATGGCAACAGCTTACAAAGATTGAAAGTAATGATGCTAGTAAAGGAGTTGTTTGTATCACAGGAAAACTCAAAAGCTATAAAACAAAAGCAGCCGCAAAACAATATTTAGAAACAATGGGCTATCTTGTTAAAAGCAGTTTGACTAAAGATGTTACAATCTTAGTAAACGAAAGTGGTATAGAATCCGCTAAAACACAGGCAGCCCGAGATAAGGGCGTATTAATAATAACAAACTTAAAAGAAATATAGGAAACTAAAATGGCATTACCAAAATGGACAGACGAAAGAACACAAACACTTGTGGACTTCGTTGGAAACACATCACCTATCTCTCAAGCTATGGTTGCTGACGCAGCTGTTGAATTAGAAACTTCTACAAGAAGTGTCTCTTCAAAATTGAGAAAAATGGGTCACGACGTAGAGCTTGCATCTTCAGTATCAAACAGAACATTCTCTGAAGACCAAGAAGCTACTTTATCACAATTTGTATCTGATAACTCAGGTCAATACACATATGCAGACATCGCATCTTCATTCGAAAATGGAGAGTTCTCTGCTAAATCAATACAAGGCAAAATTCTATCAATGGAATTAACTGGCCATGTAAAACCTGCTGAGAAGCCAGAAGCTGTTAGAACTTACTCTCCCGAAGAGGAAGCAACATTTACTACTATGGTAAATGGTGGGTCTTTTGTTGAAGAAATCGCAGAAGCCCTAGGCAAATCTGTTAATTCTATCAGAGGAAAAGCTCTTAGCTTACTTAGAAGTGGCGATATTAACGCTATACCTAAGCAAAAAGAAACTAAAGGTTCTAGCAAAGCTGACCCTTTAGCTGAAGTTGGTGAATTAGACAGCATGACTGTTGAAGCTATCGCTGACGAAATTGGCAAAACTGTAAGAGGCGTTAAAACAATGCTAACTCGTAGAGGGTTAACTTGTGCTGATTATGATGGCGCTGCAAGAAAAGAAAAAGCATCTAGCTAATTCTTTCTTAAAATCTTGAGCAGGGGAATTATCTCCTGCTCTTTTTTATCTGGGAGGGTAGACATTGAACTTAACTTCAGCTCTGTTGAAGCAAATAATCACGCAACAAGACTTTGACTCATGGGGAAACCTAAGAGTTAATTATCTTAGTGCAGAGTATCAGTCCTTACATAAGGTCATAGATACTCACATAAAAAATTTCAGTGCGCTCCCCTCTTTTGATGACCTTAAACTATCCATTCGTGATAGAAAACTACAAGAAAAAGTATTTGCAATCGAAGCTGTCGAGGTCGATATCGACGCGTGGGTGTTGCTTGAGTATCTAAAGAATGAGTATACACAAGTAGAAATACTAGATGAACTAGATAAGTTCATAGATAAAACTGTAGCAATATCTTCAGCCGAAGAAAATGTTGAAGCAATCCAACAGATTGTTTTAGATGTAGGAGATAGAGTCGACCTTAAAGCTCCTGAAGAAAGTATGCAAACTATACCTTTGTTTGATTCAGAAAAAGACCTTAAGAAATACTTACCATTAGGTCTTAATGACGAGTATGACCAATCACTAAAATTCTCTCCAAGAGACTTGATACTAGTTGGGGGTCGTAGAGGTGCAGGTAAGTCTATAACTTGTTGTAATATTGCAAACAATGTTTATGAACAAGGAAAGAGTTCACTATACTTTACAATAGAAATGGACAGTCGTTCTATTTTACAAAGAATGTGTGCCTTAGGTGCGCGTATACCTATCTCCAGATTAGCCACACGAAACTTAACAACTGTTGAGTGGGATAGAGTAGCAGACTGGTGGGCAGGAAGATTTGAAGGAGGAGACTTATTAGTGCCTGACTTCAAACAAACAAGAGATTTTGACGAGTTTCACAAAAAACTACAATCTAAACCTTTACATAAAGACAAGCAGATTGATGTAGTATATGACCCAGTACTTAGCTTATCTAGAATACGACAAGAGTTAGAAAGTAAAGTATCACAAACAGATTATGGAGTAATAGTAGTTGATTATCTAAATCAAGTTAAACGCTCCAATGTTCCCTCAAAGAGTGGACAGTATGACTGGACAGAGCAAATAGAAGTAAGTAAGACTCTGAAAAGTATTGCACAGGAGTATGAAATTCCTGTGTTTGCTCCTTACCAAACCGATAGTACAGGTGAGGCAAGGTTCGCGAAAGGTATTCTCGATGCAGCAGATGCAGCCTTTACATTAGAGACATGGTCACCAGAAGATGAAGCCATTACCTTTAACTGTACTAAAATGAGAAGTGCAAAGATGGAAGGATTTACAAGTGTTATGGATTGGGAAACATTAAAGATAGGCCCGCAGTCCACAATGAACCCCAAAGAAAGGGACGATATAAAAGATAGCCTATCTACAGGAGAAGATATACATGACGCAATATAACGAACTTATTATAAGAAAAGCAAAAGAGTTAGAAGCAGAAGAATGGGGCAACCAAGTTGCTTACATACACGCTAGTAATGGAATTATGGAGATTGCCTTGAACAATGGAGTCAAGAGCTTTGAAAGAATTGCAACAGGTGAAAAGTGGACAGAAGGAAAAGCTGAAACAAAAGAATCATTGTTCGAATCTTTCAGTAGATGGATAGCAGACCAGCGTGGCAAGTGATAGAATAGGACAAAAGTCCGCAGAATTAGTAGGAGTACCACCCTTTGAGATAAGGCAGGTAACTACAAACTTTATGTTAAGTCAACCTCAGGTTGCAGATAACATAATGCAAGTACCATTAAATGAAAAACTCATGGAGAGTATAAAAGAGAATGGTATTTTAAATCCACATCTTTCTATGAAAATGTGGTACCCACTAGCTGGAAGTCAAAGAATACGAGCAGTGGCAGAAATAAAGAAGTCTAATCCAGACTTTGACTTGGACATAACAGTTCATAGATTTTTAGAGGATTGGCATAATTGTTTTTATCTTTGGCCTGACGAAGAGTTTAGAAGTAAGGCTATTGCTATTTGGTTTCAAACACAAGAAGTAGTATTCAAATCACTTTACTACAAAGAGAATACAGATAAAGATGGAACAGAAATGACCGAATATGAAGATATCGGTGAAAAACTAAAATGGAATAGAGATAATGGAAGAGATAGTATCTGTTCTTCTACCAATAGTGGGGTTACTTAGCGTGTTATATATAATTATAACACTCATAATATCATGAGAGTAGATGAGCTATTACAAGAGCAACGCATTGAGTTTAAAGTCTCAGGTAGAGACTATGTAATTAAATGCTTAAACCCTGACCACGAGGACAGCAATCCAAGTATGCGAGTAGACAATGTTACTGGCATATTTAATTGTTTTTCTTGTGGTTTCAAGGGCAACGTTTTTAAACATTTTGGTGCTGCAGCAAACTTTCTAGAGATTAAGAGACAAAAGTTGAAAGATTCTATAGATGAAAAACGCTCAGCAAGTATAGGCTTTGAGTTCCCTAAAGGATTTGCTCCATATGTGGGCAACTGGAGGGGAATCAAACCAGAAACATATAAGCACTTTGAAGCTTTTATGCATCACGACTCACAGTTTAATGGAAGAATAGTCTTCCCTGTGCGTGATATAACAGGAAAAGTGGTAGCTTTCAATGGTCGACATATGACCATGACTGAGATACCAAAGTATCTCATATACCCTCCACAAGCAAAGCTACCACTTTATCCTTCTACAGTTAACCCTATCAAAGGTAGGGTTATCTTAGTAGAAGGAATATTTGACATGATTAACTTATATGATAAAGGCTTATCAAATGCAATTTGTTGTTTTGGAACAAAAAACATAGACGCAGATAAGTTAGCTATATTAAAGATGCAGAACATAGAAGGTGTGGATATCATGTTTGATGGAGATGATGCAGGACAGACAGCTGCAGAAGAAATAAAAGGGTTAGCAGAAAGAGTAGGACTAACCTCTAGGAATATAAACCTAGGACAAAACATAGACCCCGGCGGGTTACCAGAAATTAAGGTAGCAGATGTTAGGAAAAGGTTATATAGTTCTTGACATAGCGTTTAGAATTTGATATAATATATATAATAAAAAAGGAAACCAATGACAAATATAGCGTTAATAGAATCTAAAACCAGTAGAACTAACTGGCAGGATAGGTTCGATAATAATTTTGAAATAGATAGATATGCTCTATGCTCTGATAGTAGTAAAAAGAAAATACTAAAAGCAGATGTAGACATAGAAATTGATATAGATACTTACGACTGGATTATAGTTGTAGGCTCAGAGGCACTTAAGTTTTTTACAAGTGTTAATTCTATAACAGAATATAGTGGTAAGTGTGTAGACGACAAGTTTTTACCAGTTATCAATCCTGCTATGTTGTCGTTTAAGCCAGAGGCAAAACCTTTATGGGATAAAAGTAAAAGTAATATTATAGATTATATCAATGGAGACTTAAAACAAATGTCTCTTGATGCTGATAAATGTTATGGTATTCAAGATACAAAACAGTTCCATGAGTTTTTACAAGCAGCTATCGACCACCCCAACAAGTATGTAGGTCTTGATTCAGAGACAACAGGACTATACCCTAGAGATGGTTATATGCTTGGTATGAGTATATCATATGAGAAAGACCATGGTGCATACATTGACACAGAGTGTGTAGATGAAAAAGCAGAACAAATGCTACAAGAGTTATTTAATAAAAAGATAATTATATTTCATAATGCAAAGTTTGACTTAGCGTTCTTTGAGTATCACTTCAACTTTACTTTCCCTAGATTCGAGGATACAATGTTATTACACTACTGCCTAGACGAAGTGCCAGGTGGACATGGACTAAAACAATTAGCTATGGAACATACATTGTATGGTGACTATGAGAAACCTATGTATGACTGGATAGACCAATACAAAAAACAACATAGAATACTTAAGGCTGACTTTCAGTGGGGTTCAATACCTTTCGATGTTATGAAAGTATATGCTGCTATGGACGCAGTAGTAACTCTATTAGTATTTGAGAAGTTATACCCAGCAGTAAGAAAGAATGCAAAGCTATTTAGTGTATATGAGAACATACTTATACCTGGCTGTAGAATGTTAACAGACATACAAGATAATGGTGTGCCTTTTGACAAACTAAGACTACTAAAAGGTAGAGACTTAATGCAGAATGATATAGATGAAGCAGTTGCAAAACTATATGAGTTCCCAGCAGTTAAAAGTTTCGAGACAGTAAAAGAAAAAGAATTTAACCCAAACAGTACAGTGCAGCTCAGGTCATTACTGTTTGATTTTGTCGGGCTAAAGCCTACAGGCAAAAAGACTGGCACAGGTGCAGACTCAACTGATGCCGAAGTGTTGAAAGAATTATCAGAACAACACGAAATACCTGCTCACATTCTTAGTATAAGACAGAAGTCTAAAATTAAGAATACCTATTTAGACAAAATATATCCACAATTAGATAAGGATAGCAGACTGCTTACAGGGTTCAACCTGCATGGCACAACATCTGGTAGATTATCTTCTAGTGGTAAAATGAATATGCAACAAATACCTAGAGACAATCCTATTGTCAAAGGCTGTATCAAAGCAGCACCAGGGCATAAAATAGTTGCAATGGATTTAACAACCGCAGAAGTTTATGTTGCTGCTGTGCTTGCTGATGACAAGAACCTAATGGAGATATTTAAGACTGGTGGTAATTTCCACAGCAATATCGCCAAATTAGTATTTAATTTGCCTTGTGAGGCGGAAGAAGTTGCAGAGTTCTATCCGACACAACGACAAGCAGCCAAGGCTGTTACTTTCGGCATTATGTATGGTGCTGGAGCAAATAAAATATCTCAGCAAGTCACAGCTGACTCGGGTAAAACTTTTACCAAGAGTCAAGCTCAAGAAGTTATTGATGATTATTTTAAACAGTTTCACAAACTCAAAAAATGGATAGACCTATCTAGTAAGTTTATTATGGATAATGGATTTATCTATGGCGCTACTGGTAGAAAGAGAAGATTACCAAATGTTAAATCTGATAATCAAGGAATACAAAGTCATGAGGTTAGGTCAGGTATGAACTTCTTAGTTCAGTCTGTAGCTTCAGACATTAATTTACTTGGTGCTATTGATATGAATGCTTTTGTTAAGAGTACTGGTATGAAAGCAAGAATCTTTGCTTTAGTACATGACTCGATTTTAGCAGAAGTACCAGAATCAGAAGTAGAAGCATACTCAGAAAAACTACAAGAGTTTATACAACAAGATAGAGGATTTAGTATCCCAGGAACTCCTGTAGGTTGTGACTTTGATATTGGTGATGACTATTCCTTCGGAAAGTTTGAAGCCAAGTATGATATATGATAAAATAAAATTCCCTATCTTTGTAGTCCATACAGACGATATATTGTTTGTAGATGGACTACTATGGATAGAAAACCAAGTGTTAGATGATACTAATATGAGTGGAGAAACACTTGGACTAAGAAGGCTTCAGAGTCCTATGAAAAGTATTTATCCTTTAAAGTCTATGATTAAAGATATAAAATCTTTATTAGACCATCAAGGTAAGTACTATATAGATACTACTGGGCGTTTCTTTAGAAAAAACAAAACAACAAAAGCTAGTCTAAAGTATCATAAGATACTTAGAGTAGAAAAGAAAGATATTGCAAGTGTATTATGGGTTAAAGATTGCCCTTACCCTTTCACTCTTGAAAGACCTCTTGCATTATCACAGGCATGGGCAGGCATTCTGTATAGAGATGGTGTGCCTTGGATTTTATACGACACAAGTGAGGAAAGGAGAAAAAACTCGTGGAGGAAAATATGAAAAGATTTTGGCAGGTATGGAAACATGCATTAGGCTCGTTCGACGAAGAGGATGGTTATAATCCTAGAAATGAAAATGCCATAGCAATTATAAGAACCAGTATAGTACTGACTAATTTACTGTGTGCTATTGTAATTATAATTAAAAATATATAATGAAAGCAGTTATAAGTGATAGAATTTACTTAGAGGTATTACCTGCACAACAGAAAAAAATAGACGATGAACTGACGTATGCCATACCGTCATTCAAATTCGGTGACCCACCACTCATTATAAAAAACATGGCAACAATAAGACAGGGATTAGTAGCGATACCGGTGGGCAGAATCGATTTAATTCCTGCAGACCACGAAGTTGTAGATAAGAGAACTACAATACCAGCAGACTTCCCCAAGTTTAATTTGACATTAAGACCAAGTCAACAACAAGTCTATGACGAGATTGGAGATGGCGGCATTATTAACGCTTGGGTAAGTTGGGGTAAGACATTTACAGGTCTTGCAATAGCTGAAAAACTAGGACAGAAAACCCTAGTGATAACTCACACTTTAGCTCTAAGAAAGCAGTGGGAAGATGAAGTACAAAAAGTTTTTGGTATCACGCCTGGAATTATAGGTAGTGGTAAATTTGAAATAGATAAGCCAGTAGTAATTGGGAATATACAAAGTTTATACAGAAAGATTCCTCAAATAAGACAAGAGTTTGGAACAATCATACTAGACGAGATGCATCACTGTAGTGCTCCTACCTTTTCTAGAATTATAGATAAGAATTGTGCTAGACATAAGATTGGTCTAACAGGAACACTACAAAGAAAAGATGGTAGACATGTAGTCTTTCGTGATTACTTTGGAAACAATGTTTTAAAACCCCCAAAGGAAAACTTTATGATGCCTAAAGTTCATATTCTACCAATGAGTATACGCTTTATGGACGGAAATAGTATTCCTTGGGCAAACAGAATTAATGAGTTAGCATACAACCCAGAGTACCAACATTCTGTGGCAATGGCTGCGTCATCGTACGCAGCTAAAGGTCATAAAGTGTTAGTAGTATCTGATAGAGTAGACTTCCTCAGGAACTGCGCGGAGCTCACTGGTAGTAACGCAGTTTGTGTGACGGGCAAAATCCATCACGAAGATAGAGCAGACATAATAGCACAGATTTTTGAAGACAAAGACGTCCTGTATGGGACACAAGCTATCTTCTCAGAAGGTATTTCTTTAAATATTCTAAGCTGTTTAATACTCGCAACACCAGTAAATAACGAGCCGTTACTTACACAGCTCATTGGAAGAATAATTAGAGACTATGAAGGAAAACAACAACCCGTAGTAGTAGACATTAACTTAATCGGAAAGACCGCAAAGAGACAGGCTAGTCTACGACTAGGCTACTACCTAAAGCAGGGTTATGAGATATCAACCTTATAAGGACCTCCGAAAAATACTACTTGACATGGGTTCAAAAAATTGTTATAATATATGATAAAATATAATTGGGAAAAGATAAATAGTGAGACCAAAGGAGGTTCAACTTCTATACTTACTATAGTTCATTTATTAACTTATAAAAGAATACCTGCGAGTAGAAAAGACAACACTTATAAATACTTCGGTAAAAGTTTTGTAGGGCATAGCTTTTTGCTAAACCCTAGACAATTACTAGCAGAAAGAAAAAATTATAGTAATAAAGAAGCTGCGGAGTATATCGCAGTAGCTTCATACCGAAATTATTTTAATTATAAAAAGACAGGGCAAACAACACTAGAGTTGATTCATTTACCTGTCGACACAAGCATAGTAAATCGCAACAGATTGCTTCGGATAGAGAATGGTCTAGTACACTTTCTATTTGAAGATAACGCTAAATGGAGAACATAAATGGCATTAAAATTTAATCAAGCACAGGGGAGTGCAAAAAAATCCTCAATCGACCAGTATACTTACAAAGAAGGAGACAATGTCTTTAGATTAGTAGGGGATATACTACCAAGATATGTTTATTGGATTAAAGGAGAAAACGGTAAAAACATTCCTATGGAGTGT